CAAAGTTTTCTACCATGACCTGCTCGCACTGTTGGGCCAGAACAGGCCCAACAGGAAAGGCAGGCTTGTCGGTAAGGCAATGGGAGTGTACGGAGTGTAGGACTTCGCATGATCGCGATCAAAATGCCGCGATCAACACACTTATTGCCGGGCTCGGAACGAGCCTCTAGAGGGTTGCGTAAGCCCCGTCAGGAATCCCCTGGCTTTAGCCATGGGGAGGTTCAAACATTGTTTTCTCACCCATAGCCAAAATCCTTTATTGTAAGTTTGTTTTCCGTAGCTTTGCTAAGAGCGATCGCGCTGCGCCTACTAAGCTTACCTTCGTGGCGCAAATAACGGACAATGACGGAGTGGCTAAGCCCGCTTGCTCTGGCCAGTGATCTGATAGAGAGGCCGTTCGTGTCCAGATATTGTTGTAGAGTCATCGTCTTTACATCTCCTCTTTTGTTTCACAAACATTAAAATAACGCGCGCCATAACTGCTTCTCGTCACATCTCCGCATAGCTCAGCTGACTTCTGCAACACCTCATCAACGGGGTCTCTCTCGATGAGAGACTCCCCTTTTTCTATTCGCAACCACGCGAGAGGGCACGATGGGAAATTTCTCCAGTTATTCATAAGTCCCCCATACACTCTTGTTCCATTTGCTCAGCACGCTTCCAGACAGTCACTATTGTCTTTTTCCTCTTTTTTCGTTCATTTCTTGCTTACGCACCCACCTCCCCCAAGCTCTCTAAAAGAGAGCCGGGTAGGTAGAGATAAAATTTTCTAGTCCCCTTCTTCCCTCAGAAACTTACATGAAAAACCCAATTCGTTAAGAGCTTCTATTAGAGCATCATTCCAGTCATCTTTAAAATCGATGCTTTCTTCTGCTTTTTGTAAGAAATCAATTGCCGCTGAGATCTCGCGGGAGTCTAAATATAAATCATAGTTTGAACACAGATATAGTGCGATTTTAAACTTTTCCAAGCGACTTGCAGTAAAAAAACCCGGAAACTCTGCTCTTATAAATTTTGAACCCGGACTTTTTCCGCTAATAATTTGTATAAGCTTCAGAAAATCGCCAGGGAAAACTCGAACCCTCCCCGTCTCTTTTTGTTCAATCCATTCGAAATACCATCCTAAAAAATTGTCATGAGACGAAGAATCGTCTAATCGGTTTAATAGTTCTAAAAAAGCCTCAAAAGTGTTGTATAGTTTTTCCTTGCTCTCAATATCAAAATACCAAATTTCAAAATCGTCACGATCCGATTTTTCTAAGTTGTTTATCAGTGCTAAAAAAGCACTAAGAGCATTTTTTTCTTTTTGATCTGTCATCGTCTTTTTCCTCTTTTTTTTGTTCAGTCGGTGATTCTTCTACTTCTTCTCTTATTTTGTTATCAACCAGGTTTTAAACCCTTTATGTAAGCTTATTTCCTCCATAATATTTCATGAAGTTCTATAGAGCTATATCGCCTCCATTTAATTTGTTTTTTCATCTCTATAAAATTACCAATATCCCACTCCTCACACAAAGGGTATCCATCGTTGGGGGCCCCATGGGAAACCAACCAATTAACTCCGCTAATACAAACAAGAAACCACCTCTGCTCCCCTTGCCACCCCCAGCGCTCTACATCGCCCTCCAACTCTTTTCCCTCAAATTTAAATAATAGCGTTTTTATTCTCTTTTCCTTTTTTGGTTGTTTAGACCCCAATCCCTTAGTGATAAGTTTCATTCTACCCCTTCCTTTTTTTCGTTCATTTCTTGCTACTATCTTAGCGCCTCAACCCGCTCGCTTTGGTAGGCGAGTCACCGGGGATTCGCTTTGATGCCTTTATCTTAGCATACTCGCCCATTTAGTCCAATACGACCAATTATTTTAATTCTCCCCCTTGACAATCCCCTACGCATCGAGTACGGTGCAATAAATTATTTGAGGCAAAACTAATGGGTACTTCGGGCGTTCCATGGAATGTAAATAAAACGGATATAATACGGGCTTTAAAAGCTTCAGAAGGACAATTATATTATGCGTGTAAAATACTTGATTGTAATTACAAGACATTAAAGAAAAGAATTGACGCTGATCCGGAGCTAATTGAAATGCTCGCCGATCTGCGCTCTCACTTCGATGAAAAGCTATTAGATCTCGCCGAAGACAATCTCGTCCACGCCCTCGGCCTCCGCGCCACAGACGTAGGCCATGCCTTATCTGCTACTTACTACGTACTCAACAACAAGGGCAAATCCCGCAACTACATCCCGCCTTCGGTCGCCGCTGCGTCTACATCTGCTGAGGCGCGGGTTGATCTTGGGGCATTTGTGAAGGGGCTGGCGGATCTGAGAAAATCGCCTCCAGATCTGTCCAGCGCACGATCTCAGGAGCCTTTAGAAATAATTCAACCACAGTCTGACGGTGCAGATCAAACGAATGCTGGACCGCTTCCAGAGAATCCCTCAGATCTTTGTGAGTCACGACCATGGGAAGCGCCTCGTCCGGAAGCGCCCGATAAACCTCAATGAGTCTCTCCAACGCTGTCATATTTTCCCCTAAGCAAAGCGAATTTATTTTCAATTCAAATGCGAAAATCAACATAGCATACGGCGCAATTCGCGGCGGAAAAACTTTTGCATCGTCAGTGCGCTTCATCGAATGCGTCCTTGCGTGTCCGAACAACGAAATCATCATCGTCGGCAATACTTTTGGCGCCGTCGTCGAGAACATCGTAAACCCTATCAAAAATGATCTGTTCAGAGGCTATTGCTCATGGGTCAATCACAAGCTCACTATAGGGGATAGGCAAGTACGCGTGATCGGGGCTAATGACGAGGGTGCTGTACGGGCAATCCAAGGCAACACGCATTCTCTTGCGTACGTCGACGAGATGACGACGATTCCGAGCAACTTTCTCGACATGCTGACAACGCGCCTCAGCTACCCGTGGAGCAAGCTCATCGGCACGTGCAACCCAAATTCGCCCGTCCATCCGATCAAAACAGGCATGATCGACAATGCGGACAAGTCGATGTATTACTCATTGCACTTTGACATAGACGACAATCCGATACTAAGCGAGCAAGAGAAAAACCGTCTGCGCACTCAGTACACGGGTCTTTTTTATAAGCGCTATGTGCTGGGACAGTGGGTCATGGCGGAAGGGGCGATTTACGCCGACTTCGACCGTGCGACGCACGTCATCCCGCGTCCCGCCGGATTTGCGCATCAGTATTATGTGGGTATCGACTATGGCGCAAACAATCCGTTCGCGGCTGTGATGATTGGCTATCGCAGAGATCATTCTCCCAGGTTCTGGGTTGAGAAAGAGTTGTACTGGGACCCGAAAAAAACATTCAGGCAAAAGACAAATGGCGAGTTTGCGGACGATATCGCTCGGTTTATCGATGGTTACAATGTTCGGGGCATTTATCTCGACCCCAGCGCCGAATCTTTCCAGATCGAACTCCGCAGACAACATATCCGCGTCCTCGAAGCTGAAAACGAGGTCTTTTCCGGCATTACCTTTGTCGCCAATCTTATATCTAACCATCAGCTTAAGATCGTGGATACGTGCGCCAATTTGATAAAAGAAATAGAAATGTACGTATGGGACAATAAGAAAGCTCTTAGGGGCATCGAGGAGCCGATCAAGCAGGGCGATCACGCCTGCGACGCCCTCAGATATGCCCTCTTTTCCGCTTTTGGCAAGAAGATGAGCATGGATTTATATAAACCGCCCGCGGACGACAAGCCGCCGAGGGAAGATCTAAGAAATTATGGGTTTAGATAAGTCTGTCAAATAATTCTTTTATTCCTATTATGAGGTTTCTAACCAGGAGCCCCATATCAGTTACTACTCTCCCCCCTGGCAGAATGATTTAGAGCCGTCCCAGGGCAGCGTACGTCAGTGGCTCGATAATCTCTACACTAAATTTCAACCGATCGAACAAGCACGCTGGAACCAAAGTAATATTGATACCCTAGCTTATGCAGGTTCTTTGGATAACATTCAGAAGAACTTCGCGTTTACGTCCGGCATGACTGCGCAGAAGTTCCAATTTAACTTCTTGCAGCAGCCTGTCAACATGATCACGGGCTATCAACGCCAGCATCGCAAGAATATTTTGTATATTCCGTCGGAGGGCGCAGATCCAAATACAACAGACCAGTATACGCGCATCATAGACCACGTGTGCAATGTCCAGGGCATCGGCGAAACTTTCTCTAAGGGGTGCGAGCTTGCGTGCATCTCGGGCATGTGCCTCTTGATGCCGTACCTCGATTACTCCGGCGACGACCCTGCTCAGGGGGAATTGAAGGTGAAGGTGTGGGAGTACAATAGCTTTTTGATAGACCCGTTTATGAGGGAATTAGACGGCTCTGACGCAAATTTTGTGTGGTGCCAGGAGTATATATCTAAAAAAGACGCCGAGGCCAGGTTCTCCGATAAAATCGATCAGATAGCGCCCATGTCGGGTGCGCCTCAGCGTTACGGATCTTTTTATTTTTTGCCTGAATCTCACAATATGGCGCGCAATGATCTGATGGTGCTCTCTTATGTATGGTACAAATGGAGGCGCAAAAAGAAACGACTTTATAGCCCATCGCGCCATCAATTCTTCGATTACGGAGGCGGCCAGGAGCAGCTCGCCGAGATCCTCTACCACATCACTGACTTGCAGGTGGTGGAAGTGGATACGCCGACGTGGAAACTTGCCACGATCCTCAATGATCAGCTGTTATTTCAGGGCGACAACCCCCTTGGATATGACGAATTTCCGTTCGTGCCCATGGTCTGGAATTACGAACCGCACATTAATTGGTACGATCTAAGGGCAAGAGGACTCGTCAGAACACTTCGTGACACGAATTTCTTGATAAATCGTCGCATAATTTTAAATCACGATATCAGCGAATCATCGATTAACAGCGGCTGGATGCGTAAGGTAGGAGCCGTTGCCAACGAAGATAACTTAAAGAAATCCGGTCAAGGGTACGATGTTCTGATTAATGACGGCTACGAGATGACCGATGTTCAGAAGATCATTCCCAACGCCGTGCCTCCGTCTGATTTGCAGTTGGCAGATCAGTTGATCAATTTCATCTTTCAGATATCGGGCATCAACATAGAAAATTGGAGCGGTCAGGAAGATGCGCAAACATCGTCTTTGACAGTTCTCTTGAAACAGGCAGCCAATCTTACTGTGCTTCAAAAGTACTTCGATCAATGGGATTATGCGCTTAAACTGCTCGGCGATCGTCTGCTCAAGATAGTGATGAATAACTGGAATGCAGCCAAGGTGTCGCTCATCATCGGCGAGGAGCCGTCACCGCACTTCTATAGCAAAATATTTGCGAAATATCAGGTGATTGTAGAAGAGGGGTTGAATACGGCGACGCAAAAGAACATGCAGGCTAGGCAACTGGTGGAGATCAATCAGATGTTCGGGCGCGAAGTGTTCCCGCCCAGCATGATCATCAAAGACATGAACCTCTCGGGCAAAGGAGAAGCAATTGAATTCCTTAAAAATCAAGAAATGCAGCAAGCGGCAATCGCGCAAGAAACACAAACTATTACGCACGCCTTTGAAGAAGCTAAGCTTAAAGAACTCCTCTCCAAGGCGGCATCCAACATTGCAACTGCAAGAGAGCGACATGGCCGTGCTGAGGCTGACATCGGTCTTTTCGAAGAGCGACTTAGCGAGATTACTCATAATCGGGCAATGGCTACAAAAGCCAAGATGGAAGCGCTTGAGAAGCTTGTTGATGTCATTGGTAAGTATGGTGAGATCGAGGCGATGCTCAAGATGAACCAGATCGAGTCGTTCGATTATCGGCAAGAAGGAAAAGAGGACGAGGAGAAGGCAGATGCCAAAATGACGGCTATGAGCAATGACTTTGTGGCGCAGATGATGCAAAATGGTATCGAAGGAGGTGATGTTTAAATTTAGAAAAGGGGGTTTTTTATAAAAATTTTCCCCTCTATGTAACTCCCCTTATCTAAACGTCTATTTTTAGATCGAAGGAGCTGATGTTTAAATTTAGAAAAGGGGGTTTTTTATAAAAATTTTCCCCTCTATGTAACTCCCCTTATCTAAACGTCTATTTTTAGATCGAAGGAGATGATGTTTAAATTTAGAAAAGGGGGTTTTTTATAAAAATTTTCCCCTCTATGTAACTCCCCTTATCTAAACGTCTATTTTTAGATGGGCGGCGCAATGCCGCAGGATCGGGGTCAGCAAGGTCAGCAGGGACAGCCGCAACAAACGCCCCAAAATCAAGGATTCTAACTGTGTCTATAAGGACGATTATGGACACAATCGATCAAAAGTTAAGGATTTTCTTGAACAAAAATCGGCATCCTTTATCGTGGGCAAAAACCATGGAGGTTTATGGGTGGGGCTAACAGGTGGATTGATGTTTTGGGCAATGGCAAGCAGCTTTTCAATAGCCAGTACATAAAATATATTTATATTACGGGCAGTTCTCCTTGGATAGTTCAGGGGCTCTTGCACGATAATACGATTTTGAACTTCGGGGCGTTTGATTCGGAATCTGCGGCAGCCGAGAAAATGGACGATATTAACAGGATGCTGGTTCACGGTGTCTAATCCCTTGATTAAAAAGCCTTCAAACTCATAATGGGGCTAAACACTCTAATTTAAGAGAGAGGCATATATGAGCGGACAGCGCATTGATGATCACGCCAGTTGGTTGGGGGGCAAGCCTAAGGGATCTGTGTTTCCCGAGGGCGTAAAGAAAAAAGAATATCAGTCGGCCGAAGGTGCGGGGCATCTTGGCTCTGAGTATCCCGATACCAGCGAAGATATCCAAAGGGATCAGATGAAGGGCGATGCGAAGGCGAAAGCGCATCCGATCAAGCCTGGTTATAGAAATTAATTTGAACGCCATAGTTCAACAGAGATTGCGCGTTGATCTGCAAGAGCCTCCCTGCTCAAACGCGCACTGCTAACGAGGAACCATATGCCTAAAACGGGATTTCCCACGCCGACAGAGCCTAAGAAAAGCACGCACACGCTTCGTAATCCTTGGGACTTTTCTTGTCCTTGTTACGATGAGCGCACGAGCAACTTCATCAATGCCGGTACTCACCAAGGTGTCGGCAAGAAGCAGCCGATAGGTCACGAGGGCACCCCTAAGTC